CTAGCTCTGTCTCTGTTTTGTAAATTTAGCTTCTCGGCCGCGTTGGAACGCATCATGAACTTTTTTCGTGCTGTCTTCCGCATGCGCATACGTTTCGAGGGGCAGGCGTGGGCTAGACCACCGGCCTTCTCTGGCAACATCCACGGGGTTTAGGCCTTGGCGCACAATCAACTCTGTGCCGAAGCCATGGCGTCCTGCTGCGTGTGGCGCGATGTATTCTATGCCAGCGTTTTTGCAGGCTGTCTTCCAGGCGTTATAAACCCCCCAGCGCTGCTGATATCCAAATACCCGATTGTTGCGAGCTGGTAGTTTCGCGATTTCCGCCTCCATTTCAGTGGTCAGGCTGAGCCATTGTGCCGGGTGCCCCTTTGATGCAGGGAGCCAGAGCCGGTGGTTCTTGAGATCAAGGTGAGCCGGTTCGATCAGGACTGCCTGGCCGATGCGTGAGCCTGTCGTGAACATGAAGAGGGCGAGGGCGCCAAGATAGCGGTTTGCCTCAGACCGGAAGGCGTCAATCCATGCCCAAGACCCGGGCGTCTTTTCCTGCCTGCTCTGCTTCCCGCGTATGGCGTCTTGTGTTTCGCGCTCCTTGGCGCTGTAGGACTTCACGCGGATGGTGGGAGAGCCAACTTCCTGATGCGCTAGATTGATCACTGCGCAAACTGGGGTCACTACCTGGCGGCGCCATGTGTCACAGGCTGCCATCGGATAGAGTTTCTTTCCCAGTTCACGGACAAGGCGAGGGGTAATGTCCTTCACCTTCATGTTCCCGATCTCTGGGATTACCTTCATCAGGAACTTGGCCTCAGCAGGCTTGGCCGGATAGAGCATGACTGCCCCGGAGAAGGTCAGCTCGTCCTTTTCCTTTGGCGCGTCATCTCCGAGGATCGCGCGTTTCCGCGCTTTGCTTTCGATTGTGGCGAGCTTAGCCCTTGCGACTGTTTCGTCAGATGTTCCAAGGCTTCGATTGACGTAACCGTCGATGCCATCAGTTCGTCCACGGATCCAGAATTTCCTTCCGCGCTGGTATATTTCGAGTGGCATTTCTCGGCCTCAAATATCAAGTCAATGTGCTGCGGGGTAAGAAGAATGGCTCTGCCGAATTTCAGATAGGCGTTGATTGCCCGGGCTTTGGATCTAAGCGCCCGCTCTGAAATCAGAGTTCCCTTTTCCTCAAACTGCTTGACCCAATACGAAGGCGGGCGAGCGTCTGAGAGTGCTTTAGGCTGCTCTTGCATTGCGGGGCCCCCGTTCGATTTTATCGATGATGCCCCGGAGATCCTGTCCGAACTGGTTGGAGAGGATTTCGTTCTCTGCTTTCAGCTGATCGATGAGCTCGAGGAGAGCCATGACATCCTTGCCGGTAACCGGAAGGCGCTGTTCTGCCATGAAGCGGATGCGTGTAAGGTCGGTCATCTGGTCTTCTTCCTCTTTGGGAATGGCCGGGACGGGATCGATCCGGAGGGTTTTCGCTTGTCGCCGCACTGCCGTGTGGTGATCGACCGGACGAAATCAGCTTGCTTTGCCGATAGGTGCCGGGTCTTTGCGATTTCCGGAATGTCCCGTTTGGCGGTTTTGGTTCGATGCTGAGCCCTTACCATCGGAACTATGTAGAAAGGGTCATTGGCCGGAGGGTCTGTGTCCTGTGCCTCGACATTCCACACTCGCATTTGAAGCGGGGGCTGATGATCGAAATCGAGATCCTCCAGCTTGCAGACCTTGTGGCCTTCGCTGTCGAAGACAGGGCCATTGATCAGGACGGCTTCAAGCTTGGTCTTGATCGGCATATGAGGGCGGAAGCCCTTCGGCGGGGCGGGTGCTGGCTCTCTCATGGTCTTTTGTTCCCGGACAGAGCATCGACCCGGGCGAGGGTGATTTGGGTGTAAGGCGAGTATCCGGCTTTGCCCATGCTCTCCAGGACGGACTCGGCTTTGCGGCGCGTGACCTGGCAAGTCTTGATGATGATCGGCTTCCGGGTCTTGGTGCCCGGGTACAAAACGATATCCTTCATGCTGCAATCCTCACGGCTTTGGAGAGTTCAACAGGATCCGCGCCGATCAGGCGGGCGAGGGTGGAGAGAACGGCTTCCTTGGATTTCTGGAACTCGCGGGCGTCCATTTCCTGCTCTGTCTGAGCGCGGGCGGTGAAGGTGCGGACGGTGCAATCCCGGCAGGTGATGACGGCATATCCATCCAGCTTGCGGGCAAGAGCTGCGACCTTCAGAGCCGCTTCCTGGCTGTCGCAGACAACTGTGGTTTCGTCGGCATAGCCGCTGTGAACCAAAGCCCACTTGCGCAGGTGCTCCGGAGAGGGGAAGCGCTGGATCTGATCTTCGGGCAGGTTCTGCCAGGCGGCGTTCACGCAGGCGAAATAGTGCCGGTGGCTGTCCTTGGTGCGGCTCTTAGGGGCTTCCAGGCTGTAGTGGCTGCCGATCTCAAACATGAGCTGGCAGCGCTCCAGGCATTGGGGCGCCGGGATCATCGCGGCACCCGTCCAACGGTAGGAGAGAGCTTCGGTCATTTCTTGAACTCCAGGCCGAGTTCAGCCGCCCGGTGCTTGAAAGCCCGGTTCCATTCGGCAGAAAACTCTGGTGGTTGGGTTTTGCTCAGTGCCGCGACGATGCGGTAAACGGTGGCTAGTTCGTCGCGGGTGTGCGCTTGGCGAAGCTGCTCAAGCGCTTCGCTCAAGCAGCCATTCCATAGGCGCGGATCCTGTCGACAAGCTTGTCCAGCTCCTCGTTGAAGGCGTCGACCTTCTCCGCCATCGTGGCGATGTACTTTTCATCGCGGTGCGCCCGTTTGATGAAAAGCGGCAGGCCGGGCCAGTAGACGGCGATATCGATCCATTCCCGCTCACAGACCCATAGGCCGCCCTGACATTGGGCCTTGTGCTCTTCGGGGAAGATATCCTTGTCGATGCAGTCAATCGCCAGCTTGGGAAGCTTGCTCTTGATCTCCAGCATTCCGTCCGATCCAACGAAGCTGTCAGGGGAGCAGCCCTTCATCCCGTTCCGGACGAAGCCGACGGGTGTCAAACTGACACCCCTGGAGAAGGCGTAGATCTTGCGCACATCTTCCTCCAGCCGGTGGCCGCGTTCAGTGTGAGCGTTGCCGGTGAAGCCGGGGGTTGGCTCGCCCGTGATGGCTTCGCCTGCCAGCTCCAGCATGTAGGTGCGGCGCATAGCGCTTGGCGCGTCTCCGCGGCCTTTCTTGATAATGTCCTCAAAGCGGCTGGCGGTCGGGATTCCGCAGCGGGCGGCGTACCATTCCGGGGAGTTCTGCTCGAAGTCGAAGATCTCGATCATTGGGCGCGTCCCTTGGCTTTGATCGCATCAAGAGCGAATTTGAACTTGGAAGCGGGAATGTCCTCGACGGCTTCAACGGCCATGAAGGCGAGGAAGTCGTCGGCGTTCTGCCCTGGTGCTGCGAGCGCTTCCTTGATCTGCCGGATCTGGTGCGCGTCGAGCATGTCGGCGGGATTGCCGTCCGTGTCGTCTTCCCCCACGGCCACGTCGAAGATCATGCACTTGAGATAGCGGCGGGCGTAGCTGACCGTTGAGCCATAGGCTTGAACGCCGGTCTTGTTTGCCTTGCCCTGAGCGCCTGCAGCGTCATAGGGCAGATCTGCAGCTTCGATCTTGGAATGACCGTCCTCATGGGCGCATTCGCAGATCACGCGAAGGTGGCCGGGGATCTGGGACGGTTCCGTGCTGAAGGTCAGGGAGAAGCCGTGCTTGGAAATGACCGGCTGCATGGCCTTGGACACCTGGTCATAGGTGGCATAGCGGGATCGGGTGTGATCATTGGAGGCGTTCTTCAGAACGACCGGCATTTCTGCCTGAGCGGCCTTCATGGCGGTGAAGAAGGAGCGCTTGGCTTCCTGAGCCAGAACGCGCTCGCGCATTTCAAACAGGCGCTCCATCCGGTCCAGATCGATTTCCGGATTGGAAGCCGCCTTCTGGATCAGATCGACAAGCGCCATTGCCTGGGCGCTCTGGGCGTGAGCCACGCCTTCAAATGGCGCCGGGGCTTCCAGTTTCTGAACAGCAGACATTGCCGGTTCCTTTGCTTCAGAGTCAGTCCATCGAAACGCCGCTCTCTGTCGGCGCTTTGGCAGGCTGATCAAGGGGGAGAGGGGCGCCCGGCTGGCGGGAGGAGAACCAGCCTGGCAGGACAGCGGAACGGAGACCCGCCGACCGATCAGAAAGACGTGAGCATCAAGGCCGGAAGCGCGGCGACAAAAACCACCAGAACCGCAAGCGCTGCCGTGTCAGGAGAGGACCAGCCCTTACCCATTGGCCCGCTCCTTCAGAATTGCCCGGTTGTGCCGGTGGCGGCGGGCGGTGCTGCGGAAGTCTGCAAGCTGGCGGGAGGTGATCTCCTCAAGCTGCTCATCCGTCAGCCAGTCCGTGCCGTGATGCTGGAAGGCGGCGGCAACTGCCTCGGTCAGGGCACGGGTGCCAAAGCCTTCGATGAAGGAGATTTTGCGGGCGCGGGTGGTCGCGCCCTTGGTCAGTGCCTCCCGCATTACGCGGCCTCCAGCTGGTAGGAGGCTTCTGCGGCTGCCTGCAGGAAGCAGGACACCAGATGCTCGCGGTTGGACTTTTCGGAGCACTGTTCAAGGAAGTGCCAGAAGAGCGAGGACTTCGGATCGCGGGAGGTCATCATCACAGACTTTTCGCCGCCAAGCTCATCAATCTGGATCGCTTCAACGCTGTAGATGGTCTCAGCGTCTTCGATCAGGTGAAGGGTGCTATCCACCTCTGCAATGCGGATGCCGTTGGCGCGGATCTCAAGGGTGGTTTCGATTTCGGCGGCGAAGGGGTTGTAAGGCATGTCGTCTCTCCGTTGGTGAATTGGAATTTAAATCCAATAATGAGAGACGTCAATACAAAATGGAAAAAAAATCCAATCTGTAGAACTGATAGTGAGTCGCTGGGGCAAGGTTGCCGAATTAGCTCGTTAGACGTTTTTACCGTCAGAGCAGGCAAGGCATGCTGATGCAAAATACGCGCATTAATTTAGTCTTTTGGCAGAATGAGAATCGTCTTAAAGTTTTAAAATGATGCGGCTACAGCCAACTTGAATTCCATCAAATGCGGTTGTGCATTTTCTAAACTGCAATAATTGATCTTTGTTGCCAACGTGCCAAAACGATTGCGCATCGTCTCAAGCTTCCGAGAATTCATGGATGGCAAGGATCGCATTCTGAAACAGCTTGTCGTTGGGGGGGGAAGTGACAATTTTTACAGAAGAAGAAGCTGGTAGTCTTCGGATTTCTCGAATGATTTTACACGTAGTTGGAGAACTCGAGGAGGGGGAGACCGTTGAGAAACAGGACGAGCTGCCAATAGACGAAGCTCCTTCGTTCTTTATTAAGAGAATTCTTTCTAGTTCTACTAGTCCGGTTCATAGATTTGCTGATGAGTCGAATACAAAATCAATAATATCAAAAATAATCTCCCAAGATGATGAATTTGTGTCGCATGCATATGAGCTTTCGAGATTGTTCGCGAAGGCTCATGCTGGAAATACTGCAGACGGTGCGTTTTTTGTCATCCTTCTGAGCTGTAGTAAGCCTGAAACATCTTTCGTGTGCCTTATCAAGTATGACTACCGGGAAGCTGTGGAGCTAATTGAAAAGGAAGGGAGGGCGGGGCTTCGCTCGATTGTTCAGGCATTTGTGGCAGACCGGAATGCAGTTCAAAAACTCTGCGTCGCGAGAGTGGAAAATGGTATTGTTCAAAGTGAGCTATCAGCGTCTGATCGGTCCAAGAAGGCGCCCGACCTGACGCACTATTTCGAGACTTTCCTTGATGTTACGCGTGAGCGTAGCGACGAGCAATTGAGTCAGGGTTTGCAAGAGGCAATCAGAAAAACTCTATCGCTTTGTAAGGAGATATTACCCGATAGCGATGTTCCGCAGGCTTTAAGTCGGGTGAATGATGCGCTGCGAGGTCGTGAACTGGTTGGTCAGGAAGCTGTTGTGGATGCTGTCTTTGCAGCGCTAGATCGGCCTGACGACGCAGATGCAAAGAAAAAAATTGAGGTCGCTGTCGGTCGACAAATGAAAGCGCAGCGACTGCAGGGTGTCGAATTCCGTCCTAATCAGCGAATTTTCCGCCGTGGCGCTAGGCGTAAAATTGTTACCGTCGAGGGGGTTGAGGTTCGTTTTAATACAGGTCATCAGGGCGAGCTTGTGATAGAGAGAGCCTTGGAGGGGGGCGGTCGTGAGATCGTGATTAAAACGAACGATGAGTACCGCAGAGACGAGACGCTTCCCAGCTGAATTGGTTGCAGCAATCGATGATGCTGTAACAGCCCGCGCTTGCGTCGGATTCAATGAAACAGCCAAATCTATCTATCTATCTATAAACGATGCGGATAGAGCAGAGTTGCTGCGTGCGGAGCTCATAAAGCTCTTTTGGAATTATACTGCGGAAGATGGCGGAAGTTTAATTCGAGATGATCAAGAATTTAATATAGATTACGCCCCTTTCAGCTTCGTTATTGAAAAGCCTGGAACTGAGGATGGTGTTGTTTTTCTCCTTTTCAAGGAGAGTTTAATTAAAGTTGTATCGGACATCTCCCCACGAGTTGTCCGCTTGGGGTGCTGTCATACTCGTTTTGAGCTATACTCTACAGTCGTTTGTGGTTGGGACGAGGTAGTTGATTTTCTTCCACAAGCCTACGATGCCGAACCTAAAAGACTTGTACGGGATCTGTCTTCATCCGATTTGGTGCCCTCCGATTTGTCATTTTGGTTCCTGAGAGACCTTAATGAAGCTCCCTTTGGTGATGACGGTTTTGAGGAATGGAGGCGTTATGCCGCTTCTGTGTATCTCCGGATCCTTTGCACTGAGGTCGAGCCGGACAAAACACTTTTGTTCCGTGGATTGCCGGTTCTTAGGGTCGGTTATCCAGGGGTGACCTTGGCTATAACGCCCGATAGTTTTCGTGAATTGCACTTGCTTGCGACATGGGTTTACGAAAATAAGCGAGAGGCAGAAACCCGGCATGGCCTAGTGGTCGCTGAGATCGTTCGCGCCTCAATGAATGCGTCGACTGCAGACGAGTTAACAGCTAGTGGCTTCAGAGGTATTCTTGAGAGTGCTCGCCATGCTTATCAGATCGGCCTTCATCAGCTTAGTAAAGACGCTTTGCAGGCGCTTGCTGACTTGCGGAAGTCTGTAGCTGACGAAACATCTAAAGCAGCTGATTTTACGAGACAGATGACTACGTCTGTTGCTGGTGCTTTGTTTGCGGCTGTTGGTGTTCTAGCTGCACGACTTACCTTAGCAAAGGACGTTGAGGCATTTAGCATTGTGGCTGCAACCGTTGGTGTCATCCTGTTCTTATATGTTGTTGCAACAGCGAAAAGCGGTTGGTGTTTTATTTCGATCCAACGCGGTCTCCGCGATAAATGGAGGGAGAGAACTCGAAAATTCTTATCAATTGATGAGTATTCCGCACTTGTAGACAGGCCTGCTAAGCAAGCAGAGAATACATACTTTTGGACTGCTTGGATGTCTATTCTGGCAGCTTTTTTTGCTATGGTAACTGTTGCATCGATGAGCTATCCGGAGACTTTTAGTTCTGTGTTGGATTGGGTGCTCTCACTGTGCGTGGCGGCATTGAAAATGCTATGTAGAACCTCAAGCGAAGTTAGTGCGTGGTGGATTAGTCTTCTGGCAGCTTTGAAAGTTTGAAGCTCTTCAAATAAATTTTATGAAAATGGCATTTTTAATTAGATTTAATCTAATTGATTAAATATGCCCAAGATCTTAGCTTTTATTGTTACCTCTGCAGATTCAGAATCAACGTCTGAATAGACAATTGCCGTCTGAAAGCGAGGGTCCGTTGATTCTGGACGAAGCTCTACAACTCCATTGTGCTGGGCAATGCGCTTCGCAGTGCGTTCAATAGTATGTCCCCCGTCACGACTTCTCTCGACGACCGCAAGATCCCCGATTTTGGGCTCTATGTGTGCGTCCAGGTAGTTCACACAGAGGATCAAGTCGCCGTCTTGGGCGATCTTGTTGAGACTCTCACCTTTGATCCGAAGCAGGTATTGCGCAGAGCTGGGGTGGCGGATGTCGTGACCGACGAGCGTCGATGTTTCCACCGCTTCAGCTTCAAACAAGTCGGCTTCGAGCCAAATCCCGGCGGCAACCTCCCCACGGATTGCCAGCCCTGCCTTTGCCTTTTGAGCCGGACTAAAGTCTGTTCCGTAAAGAAGCTCTTGTTCGGTCGTATCAAGCGCTGCTGCAATTAGCTCAAGGATATTTCCGCGGGGCTTTTCCACCTCGCCGCGCTCATACTTGTTCAAATTGTCATAGCTTACGCCGGAGCGTCGGGCCAATTCGGCGCGCGAATACCCTCTGTCTTTCCGTAACCGGACGATGCGTTCGTTCCACTCCATGCCCGGAGAATATTCCAGTTCCGGGTTGACAGGTTGGAAAAATAAGCCAATAGCTTTATTGGAATTTAAATCCAAATCTGATTTGAGTGAGGACATGGCTGAGGTAGAATCCATCAAGCAGATCATCGACGACTGTGGCGGGCCGGGGTCGGTTGCTGCGGGTGCCCGCCGGAAGGGGACACGTCTGACAAAGTGGGCGGTCTACAAGTGGTTGGGTAGCGGTGTGCCTCCCAAGCACTGGGGGCTATTGGCTGAACTCTCAGGGAAAAATGAGTTCACCATTTTCAAGGCCAACACTCAGCTTCAGCAGGCTCGCGTTGCGCAGAAGCGCGCGGCCTGACCGTGCGCCGCCGGTCGTTTTGCTCCGCCCCTACAACATAAAGCCTCGGCTTCAGCAGCTCTCTCAAGGGATGCCCTGAAGGCAGAGGTCCATCCCCCCTGATGAGTTTCAACGTTGGTACATCTGTCCTGGTCATGAGGGGAAGGTGCCAACGCTTGTTTCACCGGTCACCTGACAAAAGCAGAGATTTTTCCATGGAACTTAAAGCGGCCAAGCAGGCCTTTCGGGAATGCGTCAAACTGGCTGGCGGCTTTGAGGCTGCTGCGGATCTGATGGGTGTTTCCAAGACGCTGCTTCACAATCTCCAGAGCCCGAACATGCCGGACGATCCGCGTGAGCGTCCCTTGTCGTTTCTCCTGCGGCTGGAAGAGGCGGCACAGAAGCCTTGCTTCCTCACTGCCATGGCCGCGTCTCACGGCCTGGTGCTTATGCCTGCTGCTTCCTCGGAGGCTGAAGACTTCCGGGACGTTCTTCTCAAATTCGCTGCCGTTGCTGGCCGTCTCGTGAATGACGGCTCTGAGGCTTACTCGGACAAGCGCATTGACGCTGCCGAGGAAAAGACCCTTCGCGCAGATCTCCATGCCATTGCCAGCGCCGTTCATGAACTGGCGTCTGCCATCAACAAAGAGCGCACCAGATGAGCCTTGATGCCACCCTATGGGCCTGGAAGGTGAGAGGCCTTCCTGCCAAGCAAAAACTGATCCTGCTTTCGATAGCCGACCGGGCGTCGGAGGATCACACCTGCTGGCCTTCCATCCGCCGCCTTTGCGACGACTGCGGCATGAGCCGGAGCACTGTCATCCGCGCCATTGCCGCCCTGTGCGAGCGCGGCCTTCTCTCCAAGGCTGACCGCTTCGACAACGGCAAACAGATCTCCTCCATCTACCATCTTGTAGGTGTGAAAGACCGGCACAGCGAGGACGCTTCCGCTTCCAAAGAGGGGTGTCATCCTGACACGGGGGAGGGTGTCACTGTGACACCCGGGGGGTGTCATCCTGATACCCGGGGGGTGTCACCACGACACACAGAACCTCTCATTGAACCTCTCAATGAACCTAAGAAAAGGAAACCTGCGGTTTCTCAAAAGGGAACGCGGCTTTCGCCTGACTGGGTTCCTTCTTCCAAAAACATCGACGACGCCCAAGCCAAGGGCATGACACCGGACGAGGTGCGACATGAAGCCGAACAATTCCGCGACTACTGGATTTCAAAACCCGGGGCAGGTGGCTGCAAACTTGATTGGGACGCTACATGGCGCAACTGGTGCGGCAATGCCGTCAAGCGCCGACAGGCATCCGGCTTCCGCGCCTCTGGCGGCAGCAGTTCCCGCCACCCCATGGCCGTCGCGATTGACCAGCTCAAGGACCGTGTCGGAGACGCTGGAGGACGTGCGGACCCTTTTCAGCAAAACCCGTTCTCTGGATCCGGTGAAACGCTCCAGCTTGAAGCAACTGGCAGACGACATTCTCGCCTCCCGGAACGCTCCTGACCTGAAACAATCCACCTGGATGGCAGAGCGCCTTGTCAGCGTCTACCGGGGCAGGGACTTCGTGAACCCCGCGGCCTTCATCACCGCCCTGGCCATGACCTTCGAGCAATTTCCGGTGGAAGTGGGTTTGATCGTCTCCGATCCCGTCAATGGAACGCCTTCCAAGCGCACCTTCGCGCCGTCGCTCGCTGAGGTGAAAGCCGATCTGATGGAACGCAAGCTCTGGGCAAAAGGCGTCCGCCTCGCAATTGGCCGCATCGAGAAAGAACTGACAGAAGGGGAGCGCTCCTGATGGCAGACGTTGAAAGCCTCATCTGGTTCATCGCCAAAACCAATCCTCGCTGCGAGGGCAGGGCGGTCAAATCCCTCACCCATGCAGGAATTGAAACCTTCTGCCCCATGCAAACCGTTCGTCGGAAGCAATGGATTAAGGGCAAGCGCCGCTCCAAGGACGTTCAGAAGCCGCTCTTCACCGGTTACGTCTTCGTCGGCCTGGATCCCGACAACATGGCCTTCGGCGTTGCCCGCCGCTGCGACGGCATCGGTTCTTTTGTCGGCATCAGCGGAGCGCCTCTGCCCGTCTCAGGCGCTCGCGTCTGTGATCTCATGGCCGCCCAGGACATGGGAATGTTTGATCATCGCGAAGGTCATAACCGGATCGTGTTCGAAGTCGGAGAGCAAGTCATCATCGATGGCGGCTGGATCGATGGGGAGGCGGCGACTGTTACTATCTTGCCGCGGAAGATCGGGCAGGACGCGACTGTTGAAGTTGACGGGCGGAAGGTGCGGTTGCCGGTGGAGAAGTTGCGGAAGGTGGCCTAGGTTTGTTTTTTTGCTTTATGACCCCAATTCAGACGTTCAGGAGTTTGAGAATAGATATCGAAATCCGAAGTTCGTTTAGAGCGCAGCAAAATCACGGCATGGGCGGGAAGTGGGCTTTCGCTGTGAGTGCGAGATAGCCTTCGACGCAACCGGATAGGAGCAGTTATCTCCAAGCGGCCATGTTCCAATTCTCCCCTCCTTGCATTACCTTCTTCTTCGAATACTAAAATAAGGCAACGTGCAAACACGCGATCCGCGTGTCAGAATTTCTTCTTAGTGAGCCAACATGTCAGATGCTTCTTCAATCAGATGGACCAACGCTTCGGTCAAGGCGTTTGCGAAAGACGTCGATCCGCTGCTTGCGATCGAAGAAGCTGCCCGCAATCTAGTCTTGAAAGCGCGCGAGAAAGGCTGGGAAGGCCCCCCTTTCAATCCCTTACGCATCGCCGAAATGCTGGAAGTGCAGGTCGAAGCCAATTCTAGCGTCGCCGATGCACGACTGGTGGCGACGGAAAGCGGCCCGAAGATCGAGTTCAATCCTAAGCAGCCGCGAGAGCGGGTGCGGTTCTCGATTGCCCATGAAATCGCGCACCTTCTATTTCCGGACTGGTCGGAGCAGATCCGAAATCGAGGTGGCGATAAAACTCCCGATGATTGGCAGCTGGAAATGCTGTGCAATCTGGCAGCTTCTGAATTTGTCCTTCCGATTGGCAGCCTGTCGGCAACATCGAATATTCCACCCATTGAGGCTTTGATGCGTCAGCGCCGAGAGTACGATGTCTCGGCAGAAGCCTTTCTCATTCGATTGGCGAAAATATCCAAACAGCCCATCGGTATCTTTGTTTCTTCACCAACTGTTTCTGAGAACGGTAGACGGCATTACAAGATCGACTACTTCGTCAGTTCACCGACTGCTCCGAGGATTCGTCTTTCGGGTTTGGCGCTTCCCGATGAGAGCATTGTGTATCGCTGCACCGCCATTGGTCACACAGACCGAGCGGTGGAACGATGGGTCACGGATACTCCAACACAGATCGAATGTGTCGGGCTGACGGCCTATCCCGGAAGTATTTATCCCAGAGTAGCAGGGCTGGTCAGATTTGACGAAGTCCAAGAAAAACACGTCCCAATACGTCTGCTCCACGGAGATGTTCTAGAACCTCGTAACGGCGGCAAGAAGATTATCTGTCAGCTGGTGAACGACAAGGCCGTCAAATGGGGTGGCGGAGTAGCGCGCAAGATTGCGAAGCGTTTCCCGGATGCGGAAGAAGCGTATGCTGAGCAAGTCAAACGGATCCCGCAACATGATCGGCTGGGGCGCGCTATTTTGTCGAAAGCGAGCGAGGATATAACCATTGCAAGTCTGATCGGCCAGGAAGGGTTTGGACCATCACTCTTTCCTCGAATTAGATATTCGGCATTACAGTCTTGCCTTGAAAAAGTTGCCGATCATGCAGCGTCGACCGGAGCAAGCATTCATATGCCCAAAATTGGTACCGGTTCTGCAGGAGGAGATTGGTCAACGATAGAAGAGATAGTTGATTATGTTATGGTGCGTGCCGGCCTATTTGTTACAGTCTACGACATTCCCCCGAAACGGGTACAACTGGAGTTACTCTAACTGGTTGAGTGGAGCGTAAAACTTCGTATCGTACTACTTTCCGGTCCAATCTGTTCCGGCAAGTCTGCCTTGGTGCGACTGCTTAAGGACAGGTACGGCGCGAAGATTATCAAGACACGCGAACTTATTCTCAAAAAGGCCCCCAAGATTAAGCCCGAGCGCAAAGCATTGCAGCTGGCGGGGCAGAAGCTCGACAACAAGGACGGCGGTGCTTGGGTCGGCGAAGCTCTTCAACGAGCGATTGACAACTATGCGACTGGCCAGACGCCGAAGGGCCTCTATGTTGTCGATTCGGTCCGTATCCCGGGCCAGATTGAGGCGATCCGGCGAGCGTACGGCGCTGAAGTTCATCACATCCACCTAACCGCCACTGACGAAGAACTGCGCAAGCGGTATGAAGCACGAAGCAAGGAAGACGATGAAGCGATCTCCTACGACGAGCTGAAGCGCAATCGGACTGAACGCCAGATCGAACAGCTCGCAGAGGTCGCAGACATTGTCGTTTCAACAGACCGGTGCAGCGAGGAAGCTGTCCTCGTTCGGGCCACTGCGCTCCTCAATCTCTATCCGCGGTCGAACGATGCCCTGGTCGATGTTCTGATTGGCGGACAGTTTGGAAGCGAAGGCAAAGGGAACATCGTTGGCCACATCGCGCCGGAATATGATCTCTTGGTGCGCGTTGGCGGTCCCAATGCCGGCCACCAAGTTTATGCAGAGCCGAGGCCAGAAAAATACTATCATTTACCTTCTGGCACACAGCGCGCCCCGAACGCGAAGCTGCTCCTCGGACCAGGCGCTGTGATCTATCCCAAGAAGCTTCTTGAAGAGATCGCTGAACACAAGATCGATGCCGAGAGGCTGACGATCGATCCGCGCGCAATGATCATCACTGACGCGGACCGTGAAGAGGAAGCAAAGCGATTCGGCAGCATCAGTTCTACCGCGCAGGGCGTTGGCATCGCTTCCGCGCGCAAAATGACAGGCCGATCTGACTACAAGGAAGAGAGAGCAGCGTTCCTAGCCCGTGATTGCGAGGTACTCCAGCCATACTTGGGAAGCGCGCGTCAGATATTGGCAGGCGCGATAGTGGCTGGCCAACGGATATTGCTCGAGGGCACGCAGGGTACTGGCCTAAGCCTTCATCATGGCGACTATCCTCATGTTACGACAAGGGATACCACCGTTTCCGGCTGTCTGGCCGATGCCGGTATCGCGCCTTCGAACGTTCGTAAGATCATTATGGTTTGTCGCACCTATCCGATCAGGGTTGGCGGGCCATCGGGGCCAATGGCGCATGAGGTCGACATGGCCGAAATCCATCGGCGCAGTGGCATACCACTTGAGGAACTTGAGAAGAACGAGCGGACTACAACCACCGACAGGCCGCGGAGGATAGCGGAATTCGACTGGGTTCAGTTTCGTGACTCCGTCCAGCTAAATGGCCCGACGGACATCGCGCTAACATTTGTCGACTATTTCGACGTGAATAATCGAAAGGCGTTTCGCTTTGAGCAGCTTTCACAGGAAACAATCAGCTTCGTTGAGGAGATTGAAAGAATATCGGGTCGACCGGTCTCGCTGCTGTCGACGGATTTTAATTGGCGAAACGTCGTTGATCGGAGAGCATGGTGACTGAGGCGGAACTTGAAGAACTGATTACCAATTGTCCGATTCTGTACCATATGGCCGAGCGGGGTTCGTGGGACTCGATCAAGCAATATGGCCTGCTGAGCACCAGTGCCCTCTTGGACCACTACGCCATCCAGCCTCCAATTCGTACTGAGATCGAAAGCCGGCATCGACCGAAGAGCGTTGAAGTGACAGGTAGCGGTCTTCCCCGAGCCGTTGTGCGCGACCAGATACCGATGAGCGACGCAGGCCTTAAAAGGGCTTTGCCTGATCGCCTCTCTCCGACGGATTGGTATGAGTTGCTCAACACTAAGACCTTCTTCTGGCTTTCGGAGAAACGTCTCCACAAGTTGACAAATGCCAGAACCTATCGAGACCAGGAGCACGATGTTCTTGAAGTCGATACGAGGTCCCTGATTGACGCATATCGAGATTCGATCTGGCTCTGTCCGATCAACAGCGGCTGTACCAAACCAATGCCGCATCCGCGTGACGAGACTATTTTCGCCCGTGTTTCAGATTATCCTTATTCGTATTGGCGGGAACGGCGCAGTAGACGAGAACGCGTTGTTGAACTCTGTGTTGACCATTCGGTCGCAGATATTAGCGACCACGTAAGACGTGTCGTTTTGATGCGAGGCACTGAGGTTCTGAAGGTTCTTGAATGACGCAGCAAAACGATGCTGCCAGGGATCTCTGGTCGCAGATATTCACTAGGGCGTCTGCGGATCTAAATGCAACTATGTATGAGCCAAATGAAGAAGGCGAGGCCGGGCAGCGCGAGCTAATTGCCCAAGCGCTAAAGGAAGCTGGTTGGACGGAAAAGCAAATTGCACAGTTCAGGGAAGCAGAGAGTTCCCACGGCGAGTTGGAGTACGTCAACAGCCCTGGGGTTGGGCCCGGCCTTGAGTTCCGATTAAGGTTTCTCTCCGACCGTGTTCGAATGGCGATTTCTGAAGCCGGTGAGACTTCGCACGAAAAGGTCGAGATCGCAATCGATCCGAAGGCAGGTGTCTCGGCATCACTCACCAATGTGATCATGACTGATCAAGGAATACTCTCGGTTAGCTCATACCTATTTAGATGGTGCGGTCTGGTGGCACGGGCGTACACTCGCACGCTTTTCGCTGATCTGGTACATTGGACTTCCAAAGGGGCGGAGCCTACGAACGATCGAGAACAGCTTCTAAAACATACCGATCTCGTTCTCTATTGGTTTCAGATTTTTGTGTCCTTCTCTGGGACTGGCACAAATGTTCTCGTACCCTTTCGTCCTTCATCGCCGACAGAGTTCCAATATTTCGAACAGGTCGCTTGGGCGATGGAGTATTTCACCGTCGCGCATGAGTTTGGTCATCATGCCTTGGGCCATCGCAATGTCGATGATGATCCAAAGGTGCAGGAGTTTGAGGCGGATGCGTTTGCCGTGAAGGTCTGTGAGCGGCTCGAGTTCGAGCCGTTTCCGCTTCTCCCAAATCCTTACACGAGGACCGGAGCAGGTGCATCACTGATGCTGCTCGCTATTGAGGTCCTTCGCGAGTTTGAAGATTCAGTTGACGAAGGCACAGCTAGCCTTGAGACGCACCCAACTCCAAGCGAGCGTATCGCCAAGATATCAGGGCGCAATCTGATGCAACCAGGGCAGTTGGAAATGGATCAGGAGTTCAACGGTACAGTTGCTCGGGTAATGAGTGCAGTCGCTGCGGTGATGCGAGACTTCCGAAGTGAAGGTGGCGATGAGTTAGTCGCCACGATCCGGCAGCGACTGCAGGATGCAGAAATGGAATTGAGGAACTCGGAAAGTCTGTCATCCTGCGAATAACGGTCATAGACTATCTGCCCAGGTCTGTCCTCGCAGGTGCAGCGAATGACTGTTCCGGTGACGTTGCGCTGCAACACCCGTCCGGCTAACGAGGGGCAGCTCCGGGCCGAAACCCACCGCGACTTTGCTCCGCGCGAACGTCCGCTTCAATGACTTTTCTAGCGGAGTCTGAAAGTCCCCTCTCGGCCCCAAAGCTTGCCTTTCTATTGCAACCGTACCTCTTCCAAGCCCATGTCTCGGTCTGTTGCAATGGAGAACACAGAGTAGTTCTTCAGGAGCTGTCCTGGGGAGCCGGTCAGAAACTGCCTTTGCCAATAAAGGCCCCTTACCGTAAATTTAGGTAAGGAGGCGTCTTCATTTCTAGTGGTTATTCACATTGCGGATCATTGCCTTCGCCAAATCTGTAGCAAACCGCTTCACGCTCCTGCCACCGTTCCCCATCAAGACTTCGTTGAGCCCGGGCTTCTCGAAGAGCACAGTTTGAAGTAGGTGCGAGCTTGCGAGAGCTAAGGCATCTGCAGGAGCAACATCCGCAGCCAGAATGAGAAGCTCTGCGCATCCGGCTTCCGTCTTGGGTGCTCTGGTCTCGAGCAGAAGGCGGTCTTCCACCGCGGCGATGAGATCGTCCGAAGCGCGGATTGCCATCCATCGTTCTAGATCGGATCCGCCCAGGTTTGCTTCGAGTTCGATATTGCGGGCTTGCAGGCAAGCAATGCGGCGGTCACAGGCTTCGGTCAGATCGCCGTGGAGATCGTCTGCGGCGGCAGACATTCGAGCGATCCAATCGCGCATGAGGCCGGACTGGACGGCATTCTTGACCGTTCCATTGGCCATAATTGCAGCGCTGCCGAAAACTGGTGCGAGCACAATGGCTCCGGCCGCCCCGATGGAAACAAGCCCAACCCACGCACCGACCTTGGTTCCGACTGCGCCCAACAAGCCGCGAGAGGCCCCGTCAATCATCATCCACGCGGGGAGGTCTCCCATAGGAATGCGCCCGCGGGCTACTTCAAGGCCGCCGCGCAGCAAACCGATAGACAGAGCGAACTCCAGTATATCCGGGTCGGCAAGATCGGCTGCGTGTCCAAGCGTTTCAGAGAGCATATCCTCGACGGTGGGGAGGTCGAAGCCGGGAAGGGTCGTGACCATGGGCGCCCATGGCTCTCCGTGCGCCCGTGCCGCCTCCACAAGCGCCGCATTGGCGATCACGGGAATGTCGGGGTTCTTCTCGAAATGCTCGGACAGGATCGAAATGCTTTTACCACACTTCACCTGAATCTCGGCCCCGTCGACGAGCAGATCGAAGCCTTGTTGGTTGCTGGCCTCCGGGAAGGAGACTGCGTGCCCGTCTGCAACGAGGCGATCGTACACGAGACGCTCGGCGGTATATCCGCGCAACGCGATCCCAGCACCAGCGCTGGTAAACTCGTGGACGTTGGCCGCAAAATCGAGAGGATCGGCGAGATCAGCCTTGCGAGAGAAGTCGGCGGCCTGAAGTACCTTGGGATCCATCGCTAGCGAATGCCAGATCATTTCTCCGGCGCTAAGGCCGAAGACAAAAAGACCGTCGGAAACGTCGGGGCCAGTTGGTCGGACGTTCCAGCGTCCAGGGGGCGCTATCGCAGCGCGCGGCATTGGAGATCGCATCCAGCCGTCCAATTTGGCCGTGCGCTCGCGCAGAGCAAGAAGGTCCTTTTCCTGCAGCCAGAAGACGTCCCCGTCGTCAAGGCCTCCGAGAATGCGCATGTCTGAAAGGAAGGTCTCTAGACCAGCATCACGATTTCCCGACCCGGAAGCCGACAGGAGAACCGTTAAACGTGCGGCGATCTGACTGCGCACGATTTGCGCGCCTTTTCCCATGCTGAGCCAGGCGATAGTCGATACGCCGACCATGACTGTCAGCGGATTTACCAGGGTGGCCAACAGGGAAACGAGGGTGGGGCCGCCGACCAGAGGGATGAAAGCGCTCGCTTGCGCCGCCAGAATATAAGGAGCGAACCCGGCGTTGGCGACCACGAGGGCGAATGTGGCCCAGCCGCCGCCGGTCGCTATGGCCGCCATGGCGGATTCATGGCCCTTGCGGAGAGCTTTTGCGATTTCAGGATCAGCGTTTCGAACGGCGGCCTCGACCATCTCGGTATCCGCGAAGAACGCCATGAGCTCCTCTGCGACGATCTCCGGAAACGGCATTGGAATCGAGTGGCTCGCCATTCGTGCAAAGGAGTTTCGGATATAGGAAGCGGCGCCGCCGATACGCGATTTCAGATCCGCGCCGCGCACAGGTTCCTCTTCCGCATGACGACGCTGCCGTACCCCCGGGCTGAGGCGTTCGGATGTTCGCACTGCTAAGGCTGATGCGGATTTGATCGCGTGCTTGATGGAAAGGGGAGGGGATGAGGGAATATCCAGCCCCTCTGAAATGCGGACCAGAAGACGAAACCTTAAAGAGGCGTCCGGGATGCTAGAATTTAAAAGATGGGTCCGCGTCACCTGCAGGCTCGTCGCGGTTTCTTCTCGGCCAAGACCGATGCGGTCGCGAACGGCATCGACGGCTCCGACCGCCAGAGACAATCCGTCGACGGATTCTGTCATCGCGATCATTCCGCAAAGTTGCTCTCGGGAGAGGGTTCCGATCCCTGAAAAGATGTCGATGGCGCGAATGTCGGGAACGGCACGTTGAACTGCTGAGAACGTGTGTTCGTTGAGTCTGGGCGAGGAGGCCGGATGGTTCACGCTCATGGAAACCGTTTTCACTCTCATAGCTGTCATGCGACTTAGCTGCCAAATATTATTCAGTGAACATTGCTCACTCAATGATCTCAATATTCTGCCATCACTCGATTTGCATTTACGCTTGCGCACCTCTCGCTGTGCGTGTCTATTAATTTTGGGAGCTTAATAATGTTGGGGAGGTATTATGAAAAGTATATTTTTTTTCTATGTAATGGTGGCATCGATACTGGCCGCGACATCGACGTCATTCGCCCATGGAGGTGGTTGTCGGAAAGACAGCCCACGTGGGCAGTGCTGCCATGCAGGTAGTCAACCCTATCACTGCCACTAAAGATCCGAAGATGGCTGGATAGTGAAAACTCACCAGAATCTATCGAGTTCCACAGAGAGACTTGATATTGTTCGGTGGGCATTGATCCTGCTACGGAAGATTTCATAGGCTAAGGAGCAGCCAACTAAAGACACAATAGGTTTTCTAGTGGTCTCGCGATGAATGATTCGGGCATTTATCCCTGTATAAGTGTTTGAGAAATAAGCTTTTTGAGGTGTAAGGTCGTACGATCTTTCATTGCTTTCATGCCAAAAAACATTAGCAAAACTAACTTAGCTAACTTAAAGAGATTTTTGTAACCTTTGGTAGTGCTGGGGAGCACCTTATATGAAAAGTACATTCTTGTGCGCGGCTGCAGCTGCGCTCGTTTTGTCATCTTGTGCTAAGCGTCCTGACGCCATCGTGCCAGTTGATATTCCCATGGCCGCCTATACCAATCTTTCTTGCTTTGAAATCGAGAAGAACCTGGCGGAAGAGCGCGTGACGCTTGCCCGGTTGAGCAGTGAGCAGAACCAGGCTGCCAATGGTGATGCCTTTGGCGTTTTCCTTGTTGGCGTTCCTGTTTCGTCGGTGACTGGCGGAGACAAGGAAGGGATGGTCGCCGCTTCGAAAGGCAAGGTGCAGGCGATGGAATTGGCGAAAGCTTCGAAGGGATGTAAATAAGCCTTCGCGCCCCGGTGCTTAGTCGCACCGGGGCGCCGCCCATTCTGCGTCTATTTGCTCCTTCTAGCTGCTGTCAGTCTGACATGCGATCAGAAACCGCTCAATCACCTCAATATCTTCGATTGAAACAACCTCTCTTCCTGTGAGGTAGTAGACATCCTCTTTCGGATGGGAGGACGGCTTCTCTCCCTCTGCCAACTTCTTTCGATGTCTAGACTGCCGAGCCGGGAACTTCTCTTCGCCCAGATCTTCAGCAAGGGACGCACATCGCGCAAATTGGCGATCAAGCGCTCTGAGTTTCACAGCGGCGCCTCCTGCTCCAATAGAGCTTGCATAGGCTGCTAGATCCCTCGCTGTTGCCGCCACTTCATCAAATTCGTTTGCCAGATCAACTGCGAAGTCATTGAGCTTGAAGCTCATGCGATGACAAATCTTGTACTCAAGGCAGGGCATAGAGAGGCTTCCTTCTGAAACGATACTAGGCAGGCGAAAGCGGCTTTCAAAATTGGTTGTGTATATAGAAATACACAACCAATTAGTTTGTCAAATTTTGGGGGCTAGGTTCGGCGGGTAGGGAGCCGCGGGCGCTTTGCCCTGAGCTTCTCTCGTTCCAGGAGATCGTTGATCAACCTCGCTCTGCCAAGCAGCATGCCGATCGTTCGAAACTTCGCCGCGGCCTCGGTTGCTCCGATAGCTTCGGCATAGACGCTCAGCTCAAGGGCCTTCCGCGCTTTGTCTGCGACCTCGTCGTCTACCAACATGCAAAAGTCGAGCAGCATCCTATTGCTCAAAGAGCAATCCCGGCATTTGTTGCAACCCATTGCAGTGCTCCATTTTCGGAGCGTTCTTCTCAGTTGGAGAGGGCATCGGCCCATTAAGACCGAAGCGCACAGGTGACCTGATTGGTGCCCCTGACTATCGAGGCGCAGTTCGGCTTTACGCATTCCCTCCTACTGCCACGCCCCCACAGCGCCGAACCTCACTGACCGCTTGCCATTACTGGGCGGAGTGTTTTCGCGGCAGGAGATCGATTGGGAAGATGCGCTTCAGCCAGAGTGATGGCGTAGCCAAATGAATGGGGAAGGTATGCGCAGTGCCTGGTTGCGGTTGAACGTTGATGGTCGCAACTCCTGGCCAAATCTGCAGCAACAGCGCCTCCCGTTTCTTATTCATTCAGTGGCTGTCACTCGCAATGAGATAAAGGGCTCAATAATTCTATTTATTGGTGTTTAATCAAAATCAATGTACCTTAAGGTGTGGATTTCGCAACTGTGGGAGGGAAGTTATCGTGATGACACCGGGGTATCTGTCGTTTCAGATTTTCGCGATGGAGGTTTTCAGGAAGGATCCGGACCTTTTCCATCGGAGCATGGAGACCGCGAGCGCCCATCTTGAAGCCGCCAAAAGAGAGGCCCCTGGCCCTGAGGTGACCGCTCAGGAGGAGTGCATCAAGACCATCTACGGCCTCACTGGGCTTATGAAGCTGTTTGGCAAAGAGGACATTGACGATCTGCCGGAGCTTGATCGCAAATTGATGATCTAAGCCCACAAAGAAAGCAATATTTCGCTTTCGCGGATTCATCCACTCGGTGCCAACGTATTTTCTCATGGCAAAGCCCCAAAGAAACAAGTCTTTGGGGCCATCAGTTTTATTTCAAATGAAACGGAAGTCGTCTTGATGCAGATCTGAAATATCTACATTCTGCAGAAGAATTGACGTGTCCGCATTCAAATGAATTGTGGTGCTGCTACCATTATCGACCGCTGCAGCGATGACGTTCTGGAAATTGGAGAATATCCCACCTTCAAACTCGATCACGTCTTCGCTTCCCGACCCAGCCGTAAAGTCGCGAATAACGTCGTGACCTGAATTGGCGTTGAAGACAAAAGTGTCGTCGCCTGCTCCGCCATTTATTAAGTCATTGGCATCAAGGCCGACGATCTTGTCTGCGCCTGCAGTCCCCTTCAACTCTGCGCGGCCATCTGCGACAACATTGATCGAACTAAGTGAAGTACCATCAGCAAATACAAAGTGTTCCACGTCAAGTGCTTGGTTTGCGATGTGAAGCTCACCGTTGTTCCAAGCGAGATCCAGTGCCTTTCCACGCGGGTCCGATGCTCCATAGTCATGATAGCCTATGGTCAGATCTTTGAGGCTTAGGTCCTTGAACCGGACCGTGTCAGTTCCCGCTGCAGTTGCTTCGATGAGCATGGTGGAGCCGCTATTCTTGCCGATAAGGTAGGTGTCATCACCTCCATTTCCTCGAACGTGCTGCCAGCTTCCATTTCCAGCGCCCGCGTCGATCACATCGTTTCCGGCTCCGCCTGTGATGATGTCATCAAGGGCAGACCCGGTGATGACATCATTTCCAGATGTTCCAACCAACTCCAGGCGGCCGTCAGTTGTCACCTTGATTGAATCAAGCTTTGTGCCGTCAGCAAATTCAAAGTGCTCCACGTCGAGAGCTTGGTTTGCGATGTGAAGCTCCCCGTTGTTCCAAGCGAGGTCCAGCGCCTTTCCACGTGGGTCCGATGCTCCATAGTCATGATAGCCGATAGTCAGATCTTTGAGGCTTAGGTCCTTGAAACGGACCGTGTCAGTTCCCGCTGCAGTTGCTTCGATGAGCATGGTGGAGCCGCTATTTTTGCCGATAAGGTAGGTGTCATCACCCCCATTTCCTCGAACGTGCTGCCAGCTTCCATTTCCAGCGCCTGCGTCGATCACATCGTTTCCGGCTCCGCCTGTGATGATGTCATCAAGGGCAGACCCGGTGATGACATCATTTCCAGATGTTCCAACCAACTCCAGGCGGCCGTCAGTTGTCACTTTGATGGATTTGATGGAGGTGCCATCAGCAAACTCAAAGCGTTCGATATCGAGCGCCTGGTTTGCGATGTGAAGCTCACCGTTGTTCCAAGCGAGATCCAGTGCCTTTCCACGCGGATCAGACGCACCATAGTCATGAAACCCAATAGAGAGGTCCTTGAGGTTTAGATCCTTGAAGCGGACGGTGTCGGTTCCCGCTGCAGTTGCTTCGATAAGCATGGTGGAGCCACCGTTCTTGCCGATAAGGTAGGTGTCATCGCCACCGTCGCCGCGAACATGCTGCCAGCTTCCATTTCCAGCGCCCGCGTCGATGAGATCGTTTCCAGCGCCTCCATTTATGATGTCATCGAGGACAGAGCCGGTGATGGCGTCATTTCCAGATGTTCCAACCAACTCCAGGCGGCCGTCAGTTGTCAGTTTGATGGATTTGATTGAGGTGCCATCAGCAAATTCAAAGCGTTCGATATCGAGCGCCTGGTTTGCGATGTGGAGCTCACCGTTGCTCCACGCGAGATCCAGTGCCTTCCCGCGCGGATCAGACGCACCGTAGTCATGAAACCCGATAGAGAGGTCCTTGAGGTTTAGATCCTTGAAGCGGACCGTATCGGTTCCCGCCCCAGCAGCTTCGATGAGCATGGTGGAGCCACTGTTCTTGCCGATAAGGTAGGTGTCATCGCCACCGTCGCCACGAACGTGCTGCCAACTTCCATTGCCAGCGCCCGCGTCGATGAGATCGTTTCCGGCTCCAGCCGTTATAATTTCATCATTCCCGGAACCTGTGATGATGTCATCATCTGCTGTTCCTATGAGCTCAATTCTCCCATCGGTTCGCAGCTTGATCGATTTTACAGTCGTTCCATCTGCGAACTGAAAGCGCTCTATATCGATCGCTTCGTTGGCTACGTGAATTGAGCCGGTCTGATCTCCGTCTTCCCAAGATAGCTCGAGAGCATTTCCACGAGGATCAGAGGTGCCATAGTCATGGTGAGCGAAGTTGAAGCTACCGAGATCGAGGTCTTTGAAACGTATGGTGTCAGTGCCTGCGTCTGCGGCCTCAAAGACAAAAGTTGAGCCGCTGTTTCTTCCGATGAGGAATGTGTCATCGCCTCCATCGCCACGAACATGCTGCCAGCTCTCTCCAGTGCCAGCGCCCGCGTCAATAGTGTCGTTACCAGCCCCGCCATTGATGATGTCATCAAGGTTTGAACCGATAATGATGTCATCAAGGTTCGTTCCATTGATGACGCCATTGTCGTCGGTGCCAATGAGTTCAATTCGGCCATCAGAGCGAAGCTTAATTGACTTGACGGCTGTTCCATCTGCAAATTCAAAGCGCTCGATATGCGCGGCTTCATTCGCGACATATGTGGCTCCGCTGATCTCCCCAGAGCTCCAGGAAACCTTCAGGGCTTTGCCGCGTGGATCAGATATACCATAGTCGTGATGGGTAAATGTCAGATCTCGAAGACTCAAGTCTTTAAAGGCAACTGTGTCAGTTCCAGCTTCCGCTTCCTCATAGATCAGTGAAGATCCGCTGTCTTTTCCGACTAGGAAAGTATCGTTGCCGCCATCGCCACGGAGATGCTGGAGGCCTGCGCCTGTGCCCGCACCTGCATCAATGGTGTCATCGCCTGCACCGCCATAGATGATGTCATCTGCCGTGGAGCCAATTATGAGATCGTTATCATCCGTGCCAAGCAACTCAACTCTGCCGTCGTCACGCACGTTTATGAAGCCCAGCGTCGTCCCGTCTGAAAACTGGAAGCGTTCGATAAACTGTGCGTTGTTCGAAACTTGAAGCTCTCCAGACGGACCTCCGATGTCTCCCCACTTGAAAGTTAAGACGTAGCCGTTTGCATTGTTGTGATTGACTTTGGATAGCTCGAGGTCGCTAAGCGTGAGATCGTGGAACAGAACAGTATCGTTCCCGCCATCGGCGGTCTCAGCCTGGTTGTCGATCAGCCCCTTACCGATCTCTCTTCGAATGAGATAAGTGTCATCTCCTGCTTCGCCATACAGATATTGCCAGTCGTCCCCTTTCCCGGCATCGAGCAAATCATTTCCACTCCCTCCGAACAGCCGGTCGTTGTCCGCACCACCGAGCAGAATGTCATGACCTGCATCCGCATAAATCCAATCGGCGCCATTCCCGCCGAGAAGAGAATCGTGACCTTCTCCACCATGAATGATGTCGTTTCCATCTCCTGCATTTATGAAGTCGTTCGCTCCCCCGGCAATATTCACTCCTTGAAGGGTTTCGCCATCGGAGCCTCCCATTTGAAATCTGTTGATGTGGCCAATCCAATACTGGTCACCGTTAGAAAAGGTGAGGATTTCAATCCGTCGATTAAGCGGTATTGGGCTTTCGCCCGTGCCGCCTTGCAAAAGAGACCCTGGATCATAATAGCTAACTGGACCTGACCAGTTACTAACCACAATCGAACCTGAAATTGAGGTAGGGCTTTCTTCACCATCGCTAACTTGAATCGTCAGATTGGTGGCAGTTTCGGTGTCACTCTCTGAAACTGGTAGGGCGAAGCTAAGGTTTTCAATCGAGATGCCGTCGCCAAATGCCAAAACGTCTCCTTTGTTCCCGTGCCCGGTTTCGATAATAGTGTCGTGCCCGTCACCTAGATTGTAGATATAGGTGTCGTCCCCGCCTGCGCCGTATAGAAGATCGTTCCCCTTGCCGCCAATTAGAAGGTCGCCTGAATCTCTAGCGTCATTTGCTGGATTGTCATCAAATCCAAGTAATATGTCGTCACCATCACCTCCGGCTAGGGAATCTGTACCGCTTCCGCCGAATAGAGAATCATTACCTCCCCCACCATCCAAACGGTCATCACCTTCTCCACCGTAAAGAGTGTCGTTTCCCTCTTGTCCGAGAATAAAATCTTCACCGTCTCCTGCAATCAACTGGTCATTACCTGCACCGCCGAATGCGATGTCATCACCAGAACCAAGAGCAACAATGTCGTCACCCGCTCCTGCTTGTGAGAAGTCCTTCCCAGAAGTGAGTGTATTGTTTCCACTTCCATCGCCTAGCGAGGAAAAATTCATTTCCTTTATTTCAATGACTGTTCCGTCGGCCAGACTAAGGTATTCGATCCTGCTGTTGCCGCTGCTGTCGGTCCAATTTTTCACTCGGATGGAGCCCGTCAGGTCAGAAAGACCCAGTTCCGCAGCGAATTTCTTATCTTCCTGACTCTCCGCGAAGAACGAAATCAGTAGGTCGTTGTTATCAATGCGGATGTTCAGATCTGACAGTGCGATGCCAGCTCCCAAGGATAGGGAATCGCCGCCGTAGCCATCGGAATTTACTAAGGAACCGGTTTCAACTATGATGTCATCGCCATCACCGCGATTGTAGAAATAGACGTCGTTGCCTTGTCCGCCTTGCAGAGTGTCGTTGCCATTACCGCCAGATAGGCTGTCGTTGCCCGCATTGCCTTGCAGCAAATCATTTCCGGTGCCTCCGATCAATTGATCGGCGTTTGCAGCGCCGATTAACGTGTCATTGCCCGCGCCACCATCGAGATGATAGCCAATCTTAACCCAACCAGGAGAGAAACTACCGTTTGCATTTAAGGTAGCGATTTCGCTCCAAAACTGCAGGTTGTCATCATCTCCATGCAGCGTGTCATTTCCTGCTCCGCCGACGGCGGCTTCAATCTGATGCATGCTAAGTTCAAGAGCTAGGTTACTGACACCGTCGAATTCCAAAGTATCGTAACCGTCACCACCAGATACGTTACCGCTTGTAAGATCCTCGATGTCCACAATAAGCGTGTCGTTTCCGCTCCCACCAACAATTCGATCTGCACCGGCACCGCCTATCAGGATATCATTTCCTGCACCGCCAGTCAGAATGTCATTGCCGCCGCGACCTTCGAGGAGAACGTCTTCCAGCTTATTCGAGGCATTGATAGTGTTGGAGAAGGCATTGCCGACAACAGAAGACCATTCGGAGGAGTTCAGTGAACCGTCGTTAACCCTGATGTCTTCTCCGAGGTTGAGGCCCACTGTCCCTTCTGTGTCCGCAAACACTTTCTGTTTCGTTACGTTTTCGACGCTGGCTTCTGCACCTTCATATTCAATTGTATGGTTTCCGTCCGTGTCGGTTGAGTGGCGGACCCCCCAATTCGAGAAGGAAAGAGCGACATCGCCTACAGAAAGAGTTTTTCCATCACTAGTTGTTGCATCGGCAAAGCCGTTTATACTGGTGCCGTCGGCCAGCATCACGAGGGCGTCGTTACTTGAGGTCAGATTGATCTCAGAAATTCTATGTTCTGAAAGACTTTTTAACTCGCCTTGGTCAACAACGCCGTCGCTATCACGATCCTGCCAAAGTTTAAACTCGGACCATTTCGTATCGGAGTCATTGAACTTTCCATCTCCGTTGCTATCAAAAACAGTTGCGATGGCCTCTAGATCGCTGTCATCTTCGTTGTCTATGGTCAGGTTCGCAAAGGCGACTTGTGCGGCGCGATGCACCTGTCCGTCTCCCATTTCATCCCAAAACAACAGTGCGTCATCAGGAGAGATCCAGGCAGTGCGTTCGGCGAAGCCGTCATCATCAAAGTCAAACTCAGTAAACGATCCCTCAAGCAGGGTGAGTTCCAGACCATCATTGTCAAGATCAATCACCAAAGGCAAAGCGCTGTTATAGCCACCACGTTGGCCGGGTAGTTCTGGACTGCCTTCAAAACCGGTATGCCCACTTGAATTTCCTCCGTACCTTCCGCCGCCAGAGTTTGTGCCTCCAGTTGGGTCTTCGTAGGAGTTGCCACCGTCTCCGCCACTTTCTCCACTGATCACGTCACCGCTATCATCTGAGCCACTGGATCCACCACTTGAACCGGTACCTGCATTTGCGCCCCCATACGGACTGCCACTTTCGCCAGTTTCGATACCGCGGTCTCCACGGTCACCTGCGCCATAATTGAATCCACTTCGCGGCTCAGGAGTAAAGCTAATTGCGGTTTCGGGGCCGTTTAGTTCCGCGCCGAGTTGAATACCAGCAGCAACTTCATGAGCCGAAAACCCCGCGGCTAAAGCTTTTTCCACTCGATCTCTAAGTGTGTCTGAATCCAGTACTCCAGAGCTTTGAACTATATCGAACCCTTCTTTGGAACGGACTACTGCTCCTTGTTCATTGTCAAGGTTGCCGACATAGTCTTCTAGAGCCTTGATCTCAGGTAAGTCGCCGATTTCTTCGAAAACTGCTTCCAAGTCCGTTAAGTATTTATGTGTGTAATCAATGTTTCCAAAGGCCAATCCGATTTTTAAATCGACTGATGTCTCCGCATAATAATGGCCATTGACAATAGATATGCCTAATTGGTTAGTCCCGTATACTCCGGCAGAAAATCCGACGATATTTCCGTAAGCACCACCTGTAACTGCGGCTCCAATAAAATGTTCGCGTTCAACTGGTGTAATCGTAACTCCGTACTTGGTAAAATTTGCCGTCACCTCTCCAGTGATCTTTTTGAACCCATTCTTTGGGTTGAGCTCCAGTTTACCTTCGAGGGCATACGCGCCGATGCCATATGCGCCGTTGAGAGTAAGGTCAACATCCGGGATTTTTCCAAGAAGATAATCTCTTGCAAGTGAAAAGAATTGAGGTGAGTTGTAGGTTATTGTTGTTGATGATGTTGAATTTTGGTATTCAACTGAGTTGTTGTATACTTCAAATTTGTTCAAATTTGAATCTGAGAATTTTGATTTTGGCATTTATTTATTTCCATCATAAATATTTTTGGCTATTTTAAATAGGTAGTAAAACATAAAAACTGTTGCTATGGGTGTGCTAATTAAGATAACCAAGGTGCTGTAAGGTTGGTCTAGTAGTAAAAGTGCTAAAGATACAACCGCCATACAAATCATGATGCTTAAGAAAAATCTTATCACTATTTCTATGTTCATCATTCACCTACGTTGTGTTTGTGTTTTCGGATTTCATTTATTATTTTTTGATCTTTTTCTGGGTTTTATTGTGTTTTTGCACTTGTTATTTGCGGGCGAACATTTGTCGATACCTTAAATGAGACTCGCGGGAGAGGATACATGGTCATCTCGAAACGGTTCTTCCGCGAAGCTCGAATAATGTGGTTACAGAGAACCATGTGAAATATAATGAGCAACAATCCGAGAGTGTGCAATCAGCTTCTTTTGCTCGCTTTGATTGGTTTTGATTATTCGACGAAAGTTTGAAATATATTTACATGATTGTCTGATCTCAGCGATTTTGGCCTCATTGGTGAAGCTATGTTCCCCCTTTACATCCAGAATCCATATTCCTAGTTTGTTCTCCCATGACGCATGCAGGGCTGTTCATTCGTGCCCCGGTCTCCCAGCTGACAGGCAATAGCCTCCCACACACGCAAAGCGTGGCGTCAGCCCCCTTGGAGAAATGCGTCCAGTTCACGGAATACCAGGAATAGCATTCACCGCGGCTTCCCAGCCTGCGGCTACATATCTGCGCCTGCGCCCATGCAGGACAGAGGGGATATGAATACGGAGCGCCTCAGCGCCTCCCATGACGTGGAATACAGGAATACCCCAGCATCCAAACACTCTGCTGGCTCATGGAATACCCGGAATACGGAATAGCATCTGGAATACGGAATACCCGGGGGACACGGCTGCGCCCCCAAGGAATGCGGAATACGGAATGTCGGAATACAGGAATACGGAATAGAGCAGTTTGGAATTCGGAATACCGGAATGCAGGAAGGCTCTCGCGGTGGGGCACAGTTGGAATTCAATCACCGCGCACCTCCGTCGGCCCGCAGGCGCAAAACGCGCTCACAGGCCATTTCTGGGCGATTTAGGGACCGTAGAACGGGCAAAAACAATACGGTCCGACCGAGAGCTTAATCTCGCCAGTCTGACCCAGAAACCGAAGCCTAAAGTCGCGCTAAAGAAGCTAAAGAACTAAAGTTGGAGGCGGCCATTGGCAGCGCACGCGGAGACCGGCGCCGTTGTCAGCAAGGGCGCTTTTGCGAAGATTTTGAACGTCAGTCCAGGCCGGGTGTCGCAGTACATCGCCGAAGGGAAACTGACGGGCGCCGCGCTGGAAGGCGAGGGAAGGCTTGCCAAAATCAACGTTGCCATTGCCCGTGAACAGCTGCGGCGCCATCTGGATATTGGCCAGATGCTGGGCAACGGGATCGATACCCGCCTCTCAAAACCTGCGAGCTCGGGAAGATCCTCGAAGCCCAAGTCTGGAGCCTCTGCTCAACCTTCTGAAAGCACCCCTTCTTTAGGCGGCCTAAACTTGGAGCCGGTCGAAGATCAGCTCAAGCGGGAGCGCCTGTTTCAGGAGCAGATCAGAAGTCGGAAGGCGGCTGAGGATGAGCAGGCCCGCAAGGGGCGCTTCACTGACACGGAAGAGGTGCGGGCCGCAAACATGCGGATCGCCGGGGAAATGATCCAGACCTTTGAGGGCGCCTTGCCGACAATGGCGGCGGCAGTTGCTTCAAAGTTTGAGGTGCCGGTGCGTGATGTTCTCCATCTGCTCCGGAGCGAATTCACAAACATGCGGGCAAAGGCGGCTGAACAGTTGAGGGAGAAGGCTTTCGAGCTGCCTGAGACGGTTCAGACGGAAATCGGCACCGACGACATGGACGATCTTGCTTGACCTGCCTTGTTGTGGAAACGGCCAATCCCGAGCGCCTGGCGCTGGAGGCGATGGCGGAAGCCTGGAGACCGCCGCCGAAGGTCGATTATCTGAAGTGGGCTGAAGCCAATATCGTTCTGTCTGAGCGGGAAAGCCCATATCCTGGCCCGTATAACAGGGACTTGTTCGGATACTTCGATGAGATCCTGCGGGCCTTCTCGCCTGAAGATCCATGCCGCATCATCACTCTGAAGAAGAGTGCGCAGCTGGGCGGCACGGTGCTTGCGAATATCTTCTGCTGCGGGTCGCTCGCCATGGTGCCTGGCGACTTCCTATATGTTCACCCGACGGAGGGCAACGCACAGCGCTGGTCCAAGCAGAAGCTGGCTCCAATGCTGAAGAACACCGTGTCGCTCCAGGCCCTGTTCCCTCAGAAGAGCCGGGATGGCGGGGACTCGATCCTCTACAAGGAACGGATTGACGGGCGGGGCGCTATCCAGATCTCAGGCGCAAACTCGCCCGCGTCCCTTTCGATGGTGACCATGAAGAACCAGGTCCAGGATGACTTGGCGAAATGGGAAACCAACTCCGCAGGCGATCCGGAAGCACAGGCAGACTCGCGCAGTCAGGCCTATGAGTTCGCCAAGATCGTGAAGATCTCCACACCTCTGGTCGCGCCGGGGTGCAGGATTTCGAAGAACTTTGACGATGGCAGCCAGGAGCTTCCGTTCGTTCCCTGTCCGCATTGCGGGCACATGCAGGTTCTGGAATGGGAGAACATGCTTGCGCATCTGGATGAGGACTATCCGGAGCGGGCGCACTTTACCTGCACCGATCCTGAGTGCGGCGGTGTCATCGAGGAGCATCACCGCCCGAAGATGTTGAAGCAGCTGGACTGGCGCGTACAGAACCCAAAGGCCAAGCGTCAACACCGGTCCTTCTGGATCTGGTCTGCTTATTCGGTGCTGCAGACCTTCGAGCGAATTGCCCGGGCCTGGCTGAAAGCCAAAGGCGATCCCGCCAGCGAACAGACGTTCATCAATGATGTTGTCGGGCAAGCCTATGAGGCGGCTGGCGAGTCTCCTCCTTGGGAGGAGCTTCGCGATCGAGCCGAAGGGTCGGACTATGGAAGAGGCCAGATCCCTGCGGGCGCGGTCATCCTGACCCTTGGTATCGACGTGCAGGCCGACCGGTGCGAGTGGCATCTAGTCGGCTGGGATCAGGATCTTCGCCGCTATGTTGTCGATTATGGCGTCGTGCCTGGCTACATCGGGGAGAGGGAAACCCACAAAGGGCTTGATGCTCTTGTCGATCAAACATGGGTCAATGCGTATGGGCATCGGCTTGCGCCTGACATGACCGCGATCGACGGCAACGCATACACGGCTGAAGTTTGGGGCTGGGTGAAGCGTCATGCCAAGCATCGCGTGATCATGGTTCGCGGCGCCCGCTCCGAAACCGCGCCGCGCTTGCAGCTGGTCAAACAGGAAGTTGACGAGAAGACGGGCAAGCCGAAGCGCTATTCCAAGCGGTTCTACAACTTCAACAGCTCTGTGATGAAGCTGGGGTTCTACAAGAACTTGCGCAAACAGGACGCTTCGGAGCCCGGCTACGTTTCATTCCCTCGTGGCCTTGATGACGAGTATTTCCGCGGTCTGACAGCCGAGCGCAGGGTTTCGGACAAGAACCGGGACGGCTTCGAGGTCTGGCGCTGGAAGAAAGATCCGAAACAGGCCAATGAGCCGCTGGATACGATGAACCAGGCGGAAGCTGCGGCAACGCGTTTCGGCATCCGTTCTTTGCTTCCTAGCATCTGGGAGCGCCTTGCAGCTGAGCGGCAAACAAAGTCCGTGAACGCACCAGACACCGAAGAAGGGACGCCCGGCGAAGCCGCGTCGAAGGCCGCAGTGCCCCCTATCAAGAAGTCTGCCAGCTCTGCGTTTGCCCGGCTGGCAAAGACACTCAACGGGTAAGTGATGAAAACATCGGTACCGACGATCCCGCGCCAGACGGTTGTCCAGGCGCCGCGTCCTGCTGCGCAGTTTTTGCGCCCGGACAAGTCCGGCTTCATTTCCGGCTGGCCACGTCCCGCGCTCCGGGAGGCGTCGGCTGACGTGCGCCAGGCTTGGGGGGCGGTTGCGTCCCGGGCAGTGGAAACCATCCAGAATTCTGGTTGGATGACAGGTGCAGTTGATCAGGCGATCAGCGATACCCTCGGGACCGGCCTGAAACTGAATGCCAATCCCGATTGGGAGGTGTGTGGTTTCAAAAGCGAAGAGGCTGCTTCTGAATGGGCACGCAAAGCAGAAAAGCGTTTCCGCAGCTGGTCCCGTAAGCCACTTGAGTGCGATGCCCGGGGCAAGATGACGATCTCGCAAATGGCTGACGCAGCATTGCGCAGCCACTACGCGTTTGGCGAAAGCACTGCCCGGATCCTCACCCGGCGGCGGCGTTTTGCGACGACGGAGACGAAGGTTCAGCTCTTCTCTCCGTTGCGCCTCGTTCAGGAGACGCGAGAAGAAGCGCGGCTGCATCAGGGTGTCTTTCTCGATGCAGATGGTTTACCGATCGGTTACCGGCTTCGCGTTCGCAAGGATGGGGCAGAGGAGACCATCAACCTTCCGGCACGGGATCGGGACGGCAGGGCTTTGATCGTCCATATCTTTGACGGAGCTGCTGACCAGACTCGCGGTATCTCGCCCTTCGCTCCCATTCTGAAAGTGTTCCGGCAGGCAGACCAGCTGGCAGATGCGACACTCGTGGCCGCTCTCATGCAGACGATCTTTGCCGCGACGGTAAAAAGCGACGGGCTGTCTGATGAGGTCTTTGACGGCATGACGGTGCCAGGCGAGGGCGGGCAGCCGGATCTTACCGGCCTGGAAGCGTTCCTCGGTGTCAAAGAGCAGTTCTGGAGTGGGAACCGGATCGACCTCAGCCAGCATGGGCGGATCAATCACCTGTTCTTCGGGGAGGAGCTGGAGTTCCACAACAGCAACCACCCGCACAACAACTATCTGCCGTTTATGCGGAACCTGCTTCGGGAGATCGCCCGGGCGATCGGGGTCTCTTACGAGGCAATGGCCTTCGACTATGAGAACGCGACTTATTCCAGTGTCCGGATGGGGATCGCCTCGCTTTGGCCGCTGGTTGTCCGCCGTCGTCAGTTCGTTTCCTCGCCCTTCTATCAGGCCGTTTACGATGCCTGGATGGAAGAACAAGTCTTCAAAGGATGGTTGCCGTTTCCAGGTGGCTATCAGGCGTTTCTCAAGGTGCGGACAGCTGCAACGCAAGCTGAATGGAACGGTCCCGCAAAGCCAACTGCCGACGATCTGAAATCAGCCAAGTCCATGGGCGAGCGGCTTGAACGCGGGGTGTCAAACCTTGCGATCGAATGCGCTGATCTTGGCTTCGATTGGGAAGATATTGCGGATCAGCGGGCGCGTGAGAGCGCCTATTACCAGCAGCGCGGTCTGCCTGATCCTCACGCTGCCAAAGGCTCACCGCTTGTCGGGCACAACGGCGGACCTCCGATGGACGATGCCGTCGAGGAGGACGCGGACACAGGCGATGAAACGCAACAGGAGGACGTGTGATGGCGAGCATCTTTGATGGGATCGACACAACCAACCCGTGCCTCGTGTGGCCGGTCCTGCAGACGGCGCTCTACAAACTGGCGGCCGGAGAAGCGGAAGTTCGTGTGCGGCATGAAGAGTTCGATGTGACGCTTCAACCTGCCAATCAGCAGGAGCTGGGACGGCTGGTGACAAAGCTCAAAACTGAGTGTGAACGAAAGTCCGGTCGTCGTGTCCGGTTTGCTGCTCGCGGCAGCTTTTAAGGAAACTTGGATGTCTTACCCCAATGAACTGACCTTTGCCCGGATTGCGAGCCAGGTCTTCGGGGCTCCGCTTCTCCTGGCTGAAGCTCAAGGTCTCATTCTCGGGAACTATCTGGCGTCCAGAATGTCTGGGGCAGCCTTGCCGGAGCCCCAGGGCAATCGGTTCAAGGGCGAGGATGTGTTCGAGGATCGCGGGCAGGGGCCGGAATGGCAGGGCTTTGCGCGGATCGGAAGCACCGCACGGATCGGCCTCATGGGGGAACTGGTCAACCGCGGTGCTTGGCTTGGTTCCTATTCGGGCCTGACTTCCTATGAGGGGTTCTCTGAGCAGCTTGACCGGGCACTTTCGGATAGCTCGATCGAGACCATCCTCTTGGATGTGAACACACCGGGCGGGGCTGCCCATGGCATGCTTGAAACTGCCCGGAGCATCAAAGCCGCCAGTCAAAAGAAACGTGTGATCGCCATGGTCAACACGATGGCTGCCTCGGCAGGGTATGGGCTCGTTTCCGGTGCTAGCGAAATCGTCATGACCGAAAGCTCCGAGGTCGGCTCGATCGGCGTCCTTCTCATGCATTTCGACAGGTCCAAGCAGCTGGAAGCTCAGGGCGTCCAAGCGACGGTCTTGCATGCAGGGCAGCGCAAGGTTGATGGCCATCCATTCGGGCCGCTTGAGGGGGATGCCAAGGCTGCTCTTGAAACGCGGATCCAGGGGATCATGGACAAGTTTGTCGGACTGGTAGCTGAGCACAGGGGACTTGATCCTGATGCTGTGCGCCAGCTGGAAGCAGCCATCCTTCCGGCCGATGAAGCCATCAGTGCCGGGCTTGCCGATAGGGTGGGAACTTTTGACGGGATCCTGTCGGATCTTACTCGCGCAGATCAGCGCATCAGCTCACAGAAAAGAGGTTTCTCCATGAGCACACCTGAAAACGAACCGGCCGCAAACGGGTCGGGTATCACCCAGGCACAGCTTGAAAAGGCTGTCGCAGATGCTTTGACCGACGGTGCAAAGACCGGCCGGGCCGCAGAACGTGAGCGGATCGGCGCGATCATCGGCAGTGAAGAGGCAAAGGGCCGGGAACAGCTGGCCGCTCACTTCGCGTTCAAGACTGAAATGGATCCGGATGCGGCGCTTGCTGCTCTGGCAGCTTCTGCTTCGGCGGCACCCGAGAAAACCGAGACCTTCGCGGATCGCAAGTCCGGAGCTGCGAATGCAGACTTTGACCTCGGTGGTCCGGCCAAGGGCGAGAAGAAGGCCTCCAGCTTGAGCGCCGCTGTCGATCGCCAGATCTCGGCAATGCGCCGCTAGACCCTAACAACCACGTTTGACGTTCACCGTCCCCGGACTTCCCCGGCGGGCGGCTTTTTTATGCCCGATGGAGGGACCAAGACATGATGCCTTACTATTCCATGACCCAGGACAAGGGACTGACGTCCGTCCTGAAGTGGGAGGTTCACCCCGACTTCAGCCGGGAATCCGTGGTGTTGCTTGCTGGAGCTGGCAGTGCTCGCACGATCAAGGTCGGCCAGCTTATCGCGATGCTGGCGAACGAAGGAAAGGCCGTTGCCTGGGATCCGGACGCGGCCGACGGTTCTGAAATTCCCTGGGGGATTGCGGCGACCGATGCCGAGGCCGCTGACGGTGTCGATCTGGCGTTCGGTCTGGTCGCGCTTCGCCGTCAGTGCCTCTGCTTTGCAAACGGTATCGTCTGGCCCGAAGGGGTGAGCGATGCCCAGAAGGCCGAGGCACTTGAGGTTCTGGAAGCGCAAGGGATCGTGACGCGCTTCAACTGAGCCTTCCCACTTCTGAACACCCAACAAGGCCGGTTCCAACCGGCCTTTTTCTTTGACCGCGCTTTGCCTTTGGAAAGGCCAGGCGAATTGGAGCTCCGAGGCAATGCCTGAAATTCTCTTCCCGTATTCGAATGTTGACCTCACAGAAGAGGTCAACCGTATCCCGAACCAGTTCGGCCTGATCAATGCCCTGAACCTTGCTCCGGGCGAGCCGATGGGCTCTCGCCTGGTGCGGATCGACTACCGCGACGGTCAGCTCGTCGTGCTGGCCGCCGAAAAGCCGGGTGCTCCTGGCCAGATGAGCGAACAGGATGATGTCGGCGGAACGATCCTCACGATCCCGCACTTCCCGCATATCGAAACGATCAAGGCCGAGGATCTGGCTGGCGGCGTCGAAGTCATCAACGGTGTCATGAGCGCTCGCAATCTGGACACTGAAACTGCCCGGCGGCTCACGCGCATCCGCAATCATCATGCGGTCACGCTGGAATATATCCGCATGGGCATGCTTCGCGGGCTCATCCAGGACGGTAAGGGCCGCACGCTCTACGACCTGTATCAGGTGTTCGGCATCACCAAGAAGCAGGTGGATTTCAAGCTGGGCACGCCTGAAACCAACCTGGTCGACAAGTGCGAAGAGGTGATCGACCATATCTATCGCAACGTGAAAGGCGAAACCGTTTCGCAGGTCGAGGTGGTGGTTTCGAGCGGCTTCTTCAGCCGCCTGGTCAGCCACGAGAAGGCTGAGAAATTCTGGATCCAGACGCAGAATGCCCCCATGTTGCAGAACATGGAGCGGGAGCGGCTCGGTGGGAATTGGGGCCGCGTCTTCGAGTTCGGGCAAATCCTCTTCCGCGAATACAAGGGGACGTTCCCTGTCCGCACTGCGAACGGTGCAATCAGTTCCGAGCCCGCGGTCGCGGCTGGCAAAGGGCACGCATATCCTGCCGGTACGCAGAGCATGTTCCGGACCTTCCAGGCTCCTGTCCATCACATTGAGATGGTCAATGACATGCCTGCAGTCGATGATCCGGTTCACGTGTCTACCAAGATCCTGGACCACGGGTCCGGTGTGGAGATGAAGTCTCAGTCCAACCGGCTGGCAGTTTGCAAGCAGCCGGAGTGCCTTGTCGAGCTGACCAGTTCTGACTGAAGCGAATGACCTGGCATTTGCAGAATAGAGCCGTCGACGCCGTCTTTGAACGGCTGGGCGTCGACGGCACATTCCAGGGGCAGGGCTGCAAGGTCCTGTTCTCTAGAGACGAGGATGAGGGCATCGACTTCGGCGGGGCTTCCCGGCCAGTTGGGCGGTCCAGCCTCCTGAAGGTCCGGGTTTCGGAGGTAACACCAATACAGGGCGGAACCTTCGAGGTGGATGGGCAGAGCCATAAGGTGATTGCCAGGCCAATGATCAAGGATCGCGCTCGGCTGGTCTGGACCTGTCAGGTGCAGCCGGGCTGAAAGGGGCAGCATGGTCAGCGATATCAAGCTCGCCCTTGTCGGCAACCTGAAGAAGGAACTGGAAGGTCAACGGAAGGACGTCGTTTCCGGTGTCTGGGAAGGCACCGACGATGCCGCCGAGTTCGTCAAAGGGCGGTTGCGGGGCCAGGTGACACGTTCCGGTCTTGGCGACCGACTTGCCAAGACCTGGCGGCACAAGACCTATCCGCGCAAGGGGACTGACACGCTGGAACCCGCTGCTGTTATCAGCAGCAAGGCGCCGAAGATCATTCATGCCTTCAGCTCGGGCGAAACCATCCGGTCCAAGACTGAAGGCGGGTTTCTCGTGATTGCAACAGACTTTGCCCCTGTCAGTCCAACCCGGAAGGGGCGGAAAAAGCGCATGTCGATGGCAGACTTCCTCGACACATTCGGCATGGACAGCCTTCGAGTGTTTCCCAAGCCAGGATCCCGGAACCGCGTGTTCTACGCGGTGGCAGACAAGGGCTTTCGCAAGGGGCGCGGCAAGCGCGGCGGATCGCGGAAGATCAAGGACGGTGGACGGGCGAAGGCCGAGCCCGTGCTGATGTATGTGCTGGTGAAGCAGGTCCGCCTTGGTCAGCGGTTCAATATCGATCTTGTGGTCCGGGCTGCAGAGAAGGCT